CGAACACTGTATAGCTGATTCATGCTATGTGTTAATGGCCAATGCGCTCTCGTTTGAGTCAGTCTTATTCTTACTTGTGGTTGCCGCTGGTAATGCAGTAGGGGCACTACTGATTGACAGAATTTAACTGTTATGTTATTATATAACCATAAGGAGAGAGATTTATGACACTATACGACATTAACAAACAAGCCTACGCACAACTGTCAGACATGACACAAGAACAATTCAGAGAAGCGGCTGCAAGTGTCTACAAGGCTCTTGACAAAAATGCTTCTTACTTCATGCTTTTATGTAAAGAGAAGAGCGATTACACGGTCTTTAAGATTACCGATATGGATGAAGACTACTCTAAGATGTGGAATGAAATCCTCGATATTCTCGAGAACCGTGGCTGCACAATGAAGGACATCTCTCCACGAGACGACCATAACATTGAATATTGGGTGCAGGATAAGGAAACAAAAGAGTGTTCCATGTATATGCTGTTTCCCTACGATTGGGGTGTTATTGAGCTATGAACACAGTGGTTATTATGTATGACCCTTTTGCTTTTGAATCTCGTATCTCAGTCGTGAAAGACGGGCATCAAGAGCAAGTAAAGGTAAGTTCAGACATTCAGCAACTCGCGGAAGCCGCGATTGGTTGCGCCTATGAGCATGGTATTGATGCTGTAAAGATTCATGCTCCATTTGCGATTTACAGCGAAATGAAGAGAGTCATCGAGACTTCTGCAAAAACTCTGTATAACAAGAATACTTTGGACATTGGGGTAATTTAATATGTGCTACAATCTAAAAACAACTAATACATATCGTGTTGCCACTGTTGAGGATGCTCTGCGTCTTCGCAAGTGGCTTGAGAAGAACTCTGTTGGTGAACTGACCGCCTTCAAGTATGCTACCAAGTATATTAAGCAGAAAGGCGAAATCATCGAAGAGTATCAGGTGGTTACCGCCACTATTACTATCGACAATGAGAAAGAGCCTGAGGGCGTTATGATTATCAACATGGAGGATAACTAACATGATTAAGTTTGAAAAGGTTTCCAGATTTGCAGACATTGATCTACCCATGCCACAGCGCGGTACCTCGGATTCCGCAGGTTACGATTTTGTTGTGGCAGAAGATATTGTTATCCCCCCTTATGACTTCCTCAAAGATAAAATCCACGAGAAGGTAATGCACACTCCAGGCGTTGACTTCTATGGATTTATCAACCCTCTTACTTTGGAAGATGTCGCCAAGCTGACCAAGGAACTTAAAGCTAAGGTTCCTCTTGTTTCTACTGGTATGAAGGTGTATCTTGAACCTGGTCAGTATCTCGAGTTGAGCGCTCGTAGCTCTACTCCTCTCAAGCATTGGCTGATTATTGGTAATGCTATTGGCATTATCGACCGCGACTACGCGGATAACCCTGATAATGAGGGAGAGATTTTCTTCCAGGTTATCAATCTTCTACCTTTTGCTGTTCAGCTTAAGCGTGGAGATAAGATTGGCCAGGGTATTATCAAGACTTATAGCGTAACCGATGATGACGCCGCCAGCGGCAAGAGAATGGGCGGCTTCGGTTCTACTGGACAGACGGTGTAAAAAATTTAAGCCGTTGGGCAAACTCAATTAAATCACCTGCCGGAATTTTCATATATTATATATGAGAATTTTTAACGGCAGGTGATTTGTTTTATGTCAACATGATCAATCCAATAAGAAAAATTTTGGTAGATTGGTCAAAAATAAATAAATCATCAACCACCTTTTTCATTATATAATGAAAGGTGGTTTTGTTATGCAAGAAAAGCAATACAAAATTTATTTATTTACTTTCCCAAACGGCAAGCATTATTGCGGTTTTACTTCCAGAAGTCTTAATAAAAGATGGGGAGGCCACGGAGAAGGCTACGAGAAATGCCCCTTAGTATGGAAAGCCATTTAGAAGTATGGTTGGGATAATATAATCAAAGAGGTTATTTTTATCTTTGATAATGAGGAAGAGGCACTAAACAAAGAAAAAGAAGTTATTGCAGAAATGCAATTAACCAATCCTGATTTTGGATATAACCTACATTAGGGTGGTAAACCAACGGGAAATGCTGACTTTTTAACCGAGGATGGGCGCCGCAGATTGTCAGAACATATGAAAAAGCGTTGGCAAAATGCGGAATATAGAGATAAGATTGTAAATAATCCTAATCGACATTTTTTAACTCCCGAAGACTAGCGAAAAGGAGTAGAAGCTTCGCGATAGGCAAGGATGGGGACCGTAGCAAGTAATGCTAAACCAGTGCTCCAGATTGATAAAACAACCAACGATATTTTAGCGGAATACCCATCTGGCGGCCAGGCTTCAAAAGCAATAGGCAAAGGTTTAAGTGGCGCTAGTAATATCCTAGCGGTTTGTAGAGGTGCTCGAACTACAGCCTATGGATATAAATGGAGGTTTAAAGAATGAGTTATACTATACTGGCGCTCGACTAGTCTTCGCGTACCACAGGTTGGGCCGTATTTAAAGACGGCAAGCTTCATGACTATGGAAAATTCACTTTTGATGATGAAATCGTAGGAGTTCGTCTGAAGAAGTTTCGTCTTAAGATAGAAGAACTAATTGACACTTATTTCCCCGATGAGGTAGTCTTTGAGGATATTCAAGAGCAAAACAATATTCTCACTTTCAAAGTATTGGCACAAGTACAAGGTGTTTTGATGGAACTTCTCACTTTCCTCAAAATCCCCTATTCCACTATTATGGCTGTTACCTGGAAATCCGCTCTTGGGGTAAAAGGTAAGGCGCGTGCAGAGCAAAAGCGTAATGCACAGTAGTATGTTACCAATACATACAATGTTAAAGCCACACAGGATGAAAGCGATGCAATTTGCATCGGTACCGCCTACATCAAGAAAAATCAGTGTGCTTGGTAATTGGGCCAAATAAGTTAATCCTTCTTATTAAACTTTGAAATAATAAGAGAAGTGGAAGAAAGGAGGATTTTCTTTTATGGGAGCCTTTATCACCGAACACCTTTTGGAAATAGTCTTCGGCTTAATTTCTGCGGGCGCTCTTGCAGGTTGTAAGTATCTCTCTAAGCAGTTGAAGAACTATAAAACTCTTTTAGAGAACGAGAAGCGCGAAGACTTGGATGAAGCGATTGAGACCAAGCTTCAACCGATAAAGGAAGAAATCGAGGAATTGCGAAAACACGTGTTAAACACGGAAGTCGCAAACTAGGCACGTTTAGATTTAATCATTTCTTCATACCGCTTTCGGTTAGTCCAACTGTGTAGAATCTACATTAAACAAGGATATACCACCCAAGAATAGTACGAGCAGTTAAGCGAGTTCTATAAGGTATACCATGGACTTGGCGGAAACGGTCAGGCGGAGGAGTATTACAACAAAGTGATGGATTTGCCTACCCACGAAGAAGCACAACAATAAGAAAAAGGGGAACCCTTGATTGGGTTCCCCTTATTTTCTTAGTCTCGAGAATATACCATTCGTCATGGATATAATCTCTTGACCATATGTGGCTATTAAATCAGCTAGCAATTCTTCTTGTTCTAGACACAGTTCTACATCATAGCTAAACATTGCAGCATGGGTTAGCTCATGGCATAGAACTTTCTTTGTGAGAGCTGGCGGTAATCCTTCTCGAATATAGATAGCCTTTGTCGTATTGTCACAGGCGCCTATTGTATAGGAGCCGTCGCTTCTCATAAGCGCGGGATGATTGGAGGAAGTGAAGAGCAGTCTCCACTCCTCCCCATTGATATTAAGCACTTGTGTTCAAAGAACCAACCTTGGTAGCAAGAGCACTAATCTTTTTCTCCAAGAGTTGCTTCTCTTCTGGGCTAGCGTCTTTAATCATCTCTACCACGTCTTCGCTCAATTCCTTCATGTAGTGCTCTAGGTCTTTGAGCTTAGTGGCCTTATCTTTATGCATCTCCTTGGACTCCATGTACATTTTACGGCTCATGGGACTGCGGCCTTCGCGTTCATCTCTCCAGTCAATAGGCATTTCCATTTCTCGATACTGGCGAGTGGAACCACCATTGCCGCCACCATTTCCATTGCCACCATACTGACGACGTCCATCATCCATAAAACGACCCTGGGAGTCGCGAGGTTGGCCGTCATAGTACATTGGTTCTTCCATCATTGGGTAGTACATTCTACCACGGTCATAACGATCCATATCACGATAATACATAGGCGTATAATAGTGATGCTCGGTATGCTTTTCTTTTTGTTCGGCTTCTTCCATGGACTTTGTAATAGTACAGTAATAAATAGCCTCTTCAAGGTCTTTCACCATGTCTACTACTTCGCCAAGTTCTTTTGCATCGACGTTTTGCAGATTGCCAAGCTGCCCTTCGACACAAGAGGCTAGAGTTTCTTTCATTCTTTTTAGTCTTTCTGTCATACTTAGGCCACCCTTTCTACAATCAGATTTGCGTTCTGCACATCAATAGCCTGAGTAGAGGTATTGCGTACAGAAACCTCAAAGCAACAGCCACGAGGTACGTCGATGAATACCATACTTGCTACATTGCCCAAGTCTTCTGCGGCAACAGGGGTAAAAATCATTGTGGAAGAAGCAACAGCTTCACCATTGATAGCAATAGCAATGGAGATAGCTTCTACGGTTCCGTCTGCGGGAAGGCCGATATTTCCGCTGAAGAACACGCGATAACGCGCACGACACTGTGTTGATGCGTTACCTCTTAGAGTAACAAGTCCACTACCAGTACGATGTAGTAGGCTGTTGGAGCAGCCTACTACAGTGTCGGTAAAAAGGACGTTTTGATTAGCTTCTACGGTTTGTAAAGCGTTCGCAATAATTTCCATTGAACCAAATCTCTCCTTTTATGGTGTCAGTTAATTAGCAACAAGTGTTGCAGTTAGTATACCCATAGGGCACAAAGGGATTGGGTACCGCATATGCGGGAACCGGGAGTTTAGGCGCAAGCTCGCTAATGAGATAGTTGTTCTGAGCTTGCTGAGAAGCGGCAAGACGAAGTGCCTGATTCTCGCTTTGCAGGTCTGCAATCTTCTCCTGGCAGAGATAATCAAGGATTGCACGGGTGCCTGCATTCTGGCTGTCGATAATGTCACGAGTGCTGTTAGCCAGAGAGGTCTGAAGTGCGCCGGTGTTGGTTGCCATATTGTAGTTGACATCGGCAAAGCCTCTCTCAATCTGGCGGCCGGTCTCGCAG